TAGTAGTAGTTTGTGTAGTTGTATCAAATGTAGGTTGACCTGTGTAATTAGGGTCTATGCGACATATTCCATCTGCACCCATGACTTGTCCTTCTGGACATCCACTGCCATGAGGCGATGCTGCTCCTCCCATTTGCCATGTTGGAGCTTGTGCATAAGTATTATATCCGGTATGTGGTGAAAAATTTATTTCATACATTCCAGTATCAGAATTATAGTCTAGTGTTTGAATAAAATTCTGATTCCTTCCCGGATACTGTGATGCGAAAGGTCTTAATGCTACATCATAAATTCCCATTTATTTTTTTTCCTTTGATTTAACTTGTTCTCTGAGCCGAACCATTTGCCGCAGAGAAGCCAGCTTCCCCTGATTGCGGTACACTTCCAACTCCGATGTTGCCACCTCCAGAGCCATTTGTGTCTTGTGGATTTGCCCCTGCAGGTACTCCTCCACCTTGGGCCATGCCGGACTGCCCACCATTGCCTTGATTTTCTCGTATTCCATTTACCATCCCCATTATTTTTGCAAAAATTGCAGCTTTTTCAGGGTCATTAATAACCTTGTCGGGGTCGATATCCAAAGTTTTAGCAATTTCCCTAAGTATTGTGTGCCATTTAACAAACGGTGCAAGCGATGGATTCGATGCCGTTTGCATAAATGTCATTAATCGTTGTGAACGAACTTCCTTCATCATCAGAGCTGATGTTCCTCTTGCCTTAACATGTAAATCTCCAGTAATTTTGGAGTCATCATTGAATTGCATATTCCATTGAAATAGTGCATCACCAAGCGGTCGCAGTAAATAATCATCTATATTCTTTATAACAGTTTTTATATTTAATGCTGCCGCTCCCATTAACATTGACATACCGGCTGCTGTACGAGTTGTTGACTGTATGCCTGTCTGTCCATGTGAATAGGAAGGTATTCCTGTTGCTTCATCTGCCAGTTGCCTGAACCTGTCAAACATCATCATATTCTCTGGTGCCGTATTTGGAAATTTAACACCATGAATTGCCTGTCCGGGCTGTCCGCTTTGTCGTCTAAATATCTTACCCGGAAATACTGACATATCCTGTCCGGGTACTAGCATTGTTTCATCTACGTCAAAAACGAGATTACCTGCTAGTGCCAAGTTATCAATAGCCATTCGTGCATGACCATTCATAACCTGTTGTGCATCATCCATATTTTCCGGTATGCCAATACCAAAAAATTGATATGGATTAATTTCATAAGGACAGACCTGATAAGGTAAACGTTCTGGCATAAATGGATTCATTACCAAACGAATAATCTTTCCGTTGCATACCCAGCAGTTTATTTGTACTTCATCAAGTTCTGTTGCTGTTTCATCGAGTTCCAAACCTGCAAGTTCTGCAAGTTGCTTATCCATGATGCCCCAGTATTCAAAAACTTCAAATCTATTCTTATCAAGTGTCTTATCATCTTGTCGTTCATTTAAAGAAGATTCAAAACTTTTTGGTTCATAGTTTGCACCCATTTTTAAACAGTCAATAATAGCCTCTGCTCTAAAATAAGGCCTGTTCATTAACGCTCGTATCTGGGATTTATTCATGATATGTCGTTGAATGACATATTCCGCATCTTCCAGATTAACGGCATTTGGGTCAGGATAAAAATCCCATATGCTTACAGCTTCAATTTTTGGAACAAGTTTAAAATCAGGGTTATACATTTTCTCCCCGTCCACTTCATCCCACCTGTGTGATACTTTTTCAAAATTAAACGGGCCTTTAAGAATGCCTGTTCCCAAAAGAGCCGTTTCAAATAAAACATGTCGTAAAACCGTGATGGCACTGCTTTCTTCCAACTGGTCATGAATCATCTTTTCCATATTAGAAGCTGCAATAGCCGCAGGCTCTATCTGTGGCATTGATTTTAAATCTGGAGCAGCACCTTCTTCAAATCCTGCCTGACCAAATTTTTCTTCCAATCCACCCAGAACATCACTTGTTGCCCCTGAAGGCAAATCTCTCCCATCACCGGGAAATCCATAAAGACTTTCCGCTTCTGGTTGTGCATCTTGTTGTTGAAACTGTTCTGGCTTTAAATGAGCATACTCCGCCACTCCTTCCGGAATAGGCGTTGGCTCAATCCCAATAGGAAACTTTCCTGTTCCAAATAGAACTTCAATAATCTGTCCAAAAGACGCAAGAACTTTTGTTTTTGTAATTTTAACAAATACTCGTGATTTTTCCTTGCTGCTAAATGCCGTATCCGAACCATAGATTCCCCTATAGTTACGATAGGCTTTCAGCCATCGCTGTTCATCACTGTATCTGGCATCTTCGGCTTTTTGAAATCTATTTTTAACAATTGCAGGAAGAGCAAATTCCTCTAGTGAAGAACCTGTTTCATCAGCAGGTATGTTTACTTCTTCAACCATGTATTACTTATTTGTTAAATGAGCCGTGCTTAATTTTTTCCTTTGACCAAGCTTCTAGTTTTTCTTTCGGTGCTTTTCCACTTGAAGAGCCTAATTCTCCTTGAGAATATGTTTTCATTAATCCGCTATCAAGTTTTTCTTTTGGTGCTTTACCGTAGTCTGCACCAAATTCACCGTGCTTGTATTTTGTCATAATTGGTTGTGGCATTGTTCCTCCTAATAATCTTTTTCTTTGGCCATCTTCCAGAAAGAAGATTGCACATGTGTATTTTTTTTGGTTGGATAATCTTTAACTGCAATATCAACATCGGCCTCTCCGCCATGTGCTGATAAATTCATATTCTTTTTATCCTTTTTTTTAGAATAGGGCATACCAAATTCACCCTGTTTATATTTTTTCAATATTGGTTGTGGCATTTAGCCCTCCTTCATTTTTGTTTTTAAATAATCTAATAATTTTGGGTTATCAACAAATACTGTTGTTAAACCATTTGACAGGCCATTAACTAAATGTTCTTCTGTCTTTTCCCCCAAGTCAATATTCCACTGATAAATTATAGCGTGTATAACTTCATGCAATATTGTGTTGGCATGAGAAACTCCTTTTTCCTCGACTGTATAGCCGATAACACCTTCTTTGGCAAAAAACTGTCCTTGTGCTTCATTAGCACTTGCAACCGTTTGTTTCCATTCTTCCAGTCTATACTCTCTATATCCGACTTTAATCTTATCCGGTGTCTCCATTAATATCCAAATATTCTATCCGCAGGTTCAAATTTAGGGTCTTTTTCCTTTTGCAAAAATCCAACTCCTGAATTAGGATTCACAGGTCTGCTCATCACTCCGTATCGAAGTGCATCATAAGCGTGGTCTTCTGCATCGGTATCAACATCCTCCGGATTATTATTATCCACTGGTAGTAAAGGAAGTGTTCTAATTAAATTAGTACATGTTGTAAAAATCTTTATTCGTGTCTGTTCAAGTTCCTCATCAAATTTCAAGCGTTTGTGCAATTCCATCTTTCCGTTCACCCTGCTTTTTGGTGACCTGTCCGATGGTCTCCACCTGCAACCTTCTTGTATCATTGTTTCCGCTATGCTTGGGCCAACATCACCACGTCTCGCCCATGTAGAGGAATCCAGAACTCCGTATTTAATATATTCCCCGTGTTCCATATTCATGACTTGCTTTGCAAAAACATCGGCTGTCATTTTATTTCTGTAGAGTTCACGGTAAACCCAGAGATGATTATCCCAGTCAATAGCAAACCATAAAACACAGGCAGGAGAAGAATATCCCCAGTCACAAGAACGAAAGCGAGTCCAACTGCGAGGGATGTCAAAGGGTTCAACAGTATGTATATCTTTATTAAATTCAGGAAACGCTGAATTTTCAAAAGCATCCCAGTCTCCTTCCAGAAATTGTTTTCTTTGTACTTCAGGCAATGATGACAGCATTGCGTAGTAGTCATCTGTCTGCATAAGATAAGGATTATCCTGCAGTTTTGCCGGTATAAACCGTCTTGTTATTTTTTTAATTCCTGTTGGTGTATCTATATCAATATGAAAAGGTACATTTGGCTGGGAAGGATTAACAAACATTTCCCTAACCCACTGTGAACCCACGTTACCCGGATTGCCCGTTGCTCGCATGAACACAGGAATTTCCGGGTCAACGCTTCGAAGAGAGGAACGCAAAAAGTTATATATATCGGGAGTTGGATATTGTGGT